ATCTATGACACGCCTTTTAGTTACTATTTTATTATGTATATCTACGCTGGCAGTTGCTGCTCCTAAGACGCAGTATACTATTACTCCTTCCCCTGCGATGATATCGTTATTGGAAGAAGCCAAGAAGATGATGAAGTATGAAGGCTCTGTTCCTATGCCGCGTATGTACTCACTTAACGAGAAAGATCTACAAGCACTATACTGCGAAGGTGCACCTAAGTGTGATACTGTAACCGCCATATATAAAGATGGTGCGATATATTTTGATGAAGATTATGATGCAAAGCACCCTTTGTGGAGATCCATTATTTTCCACGAGATGGTACATCATGTTCAGTATGTAAGACAGGGTAGTACTAGAACCTGTGATGTTTGGTATAAGAAGGAACGTGAAGCATATGACCTTCAAGCTTCGTACCTTCGTAAACAAGGTAGTAGCGATAAGGTTGTAGTTGACGCTGCTAAGACTATTAACTGCCCTCCTTGATAGGAATTTTATGACTAGTGAAGCTTCAAATGTATTGGATAGTATCGACATGGTACTATATGAGAGTGGCACATTTTATCTCTCTAGTGAAATTAACGATGATAACATAGGTGATTGTATTAGATGGATTATGGCTGAAAATTGCGAAGGTAAACGTAAAGAACTTACTCTTGTAATTAATAGTCCTGGTGGGGATCTTTATAGTGCTTTTGGTTTGATTGATATGATCAAGGCTAGTAAGATACCTGTTGCAACAATTGGTGTAGGCTCACTAATGAGTGCTGCATTCTTGATATTCATTACTGGTACCAAAGGTCGTCGTAGAGTTACTAAAAACACAAGCGTTATGTGCCACCAGTTCTCTACCTATTATGAAGGTAAAGAGCATGATGCTAAGGCATATGAAAAAGAGACGAAGTATATTAAACAGCGTATGCTGGATATTGTAAAAGATAGCTGTTCAATGGATGAGAAGGTGATTAAGCGAAAGCTGCTGCCACCATCAGATGTTTGGTTAACTGCGCAGGAATGTGTAGATTTGGGTGTAGCGGACGCAATTTTCTAACTTATAAATAGTATATTACTGAATAAGTCGCATTTGAAGGAGAAAAGAATGTCAATCGATAAGTACTCACAGTACATTTCAATACACGAAAAGAAGACTAAAACCATTGGGATGAGATCTTTAGAAGAGGCTGCTAAAGAAGGTAGTGTTCGTTTCAGTAGTGATGGAGATATAACTCATAGAGTTCTTCACAATAGTGGTAGTAGCCATTTAACCATGACTCATCACAATGAAGATCCAGGTAATATCAAGTTTCACGGTAAGATGGATGGTCATAAAATTAACTTTGTTTCTAATCCAGCTAGCAAGAGAAACCTTGATCCTACCGCAAAGGATATTAAGAGAGATTTGAAGCAAGCACATCCTACTCTTCCTCCAGAGGTTCATGCTAAAGTACTAAAGCAGGCTACTTCAGGTTTGAAGCACCTAAGTTTAGACGATTAAAGAAGAAGCTTCATGAGATCAGGAAACCCACTTCGGTGGGTTTCTTCGTATTATATTATGACATAAATAATCATAGATTGTGAATATAACTCAACGACGACGATTGGTAACCGAATGAAAACATTTATAACTTTCTTAAAAGAAGCAACTATTGCAGGATCTGGTCTTAAAGTTAACAGGCATGTTGATAGTTACATTAAACCATATCTACCTGGTGGATCTAAACATTCCGAACAAGGAACTCATACTCTTGCTGGTTCAGGGGAGTCTGTAGTTCTTCATGCACACCACGAAGAAGATGGCAATCATTCAGCCACTGTATCAAAAGTTGGATCTAGTGAGAAGATGAGGGTGCCTTTGAGTAAGTTGAATAAACCTGGAACAAAGGTCGTTAACAAAGGTCATGAATATGAAGAGCACACCTTCAACCGATTTAAGCAGCATGGTCTTGTTCCAGAAGGACATAAGCCAGCAGGATCTTCTGCTGGTACTGATGTGCCTATTCTAAACAAAAAGAAAAAAGAAGTACATCAGGGTTCGATTATTGGTACAGTTCATTCTGGTGAAGTCAAGCTCAACACTAAGGCAGCTTTTGGCCAATTGACAATCCACCACGATCCAAAAAAAGGAGGTTGGCATATTCCGGACAAGGCAAAACAACTAAGGCCTAGATATGCTAAAGAAATTGAAGATGCTGGAATTATAGATCATCTCAATACTCACCACAATCCTGATAAAGAAGGTCAGATAAAGAAGTCAGCAAAAGGTAAAGCACAGAATGTTTATAAAGACCATTCAAACTTAGGTCCAGCTGAATCATATTTAAAAGATCACGGAGTTCATGTACTACAAGTTGGAGAAGGTCACGGTACATATAGAGTCGGTAGTAAAGATGTTACAGGCCATGGTCTTCCAAGAATGTCTGGAAAAGGAAAGTGGACTGTACGTCAAAAGACCGACAACCCATCCCATCGTACAGTAATGTTCCAACCTGCAGGTAAAGCAGGTCTTGCTCCAAGCCATGTAAACCTTGATAATGATGAGCATCTAGAATCATTTAAAAAGACCTTAGGACACTAAATGCGTCATATATTCACATTGCTGAAAGAATCAGCTGCTAACGAAGAGAAGCTGACTCACCTTGAGCATGCAGAAGATCATGTACTTAATGCTGGTGCTGAAGGATATCAGCATGCAAAGAATACATTGAATGCAGTACATAAAACACTAACAGGTCAAAAGGGTGGTGCAGCTTTGTATGAAAAGATGGATGGAAGTCCTTCTATTGTATTTGGTCATCATCCAGCAACAGGTCAGTTCTTTGTTGCTACCAAATCAGCTTTCAACAAAGAGCCTAAGTTAAATTATGATTACGATGATGTTCAAAAGAATCATGGACATGCTCCAGGTCTTGTCAACAAGTTAAATCTTGCACTATATCATCTCCCAAAGGTAACTCCTAAGACAGGAATATTTCAGGGTGATGTAATGCATGCTGGTATCAACTCTGATACCAATCCACACGGTGATGTAAATACTAATGGTAAAGTTCATAGCTTTAAACCAAACCTAGTTGAGTATCATGCACCTGCTAATTCAGAAGAAGGTCAGAAAGTAGCTCAATCTCAATTTGGTATTGCAGTTCATACTGGGTACAAGGGTGGTAACTTTGAAACAATGAAAGCAGACTACGATCCTGATCTTTCACACTTTAATGAACATCCGGATGTGCATGTAATTAACAATAAGTTTGATTCGACGAAGGCAGATTACAACCCCGCTCGTCAGGCAGACTTTCAAGAACACATGGCTCAGGCAGATGAGCTTCATAGAAGTATGAAGCCAGAGGATTACAAGAAGGTGGAACCTCACCTAGATCATATTAAGACATATATTAACAAGACAGTTAGAGATGGCACTACTCCTAATGCTACTGATCTATATGATCATGTACAAAGTCAGCATCAAAAAGAAATAGCCAAGGTAAAGACGCAAGGAGCTATTGATCGTAAGACTCTGGCAATGAATAACCAACTTGGTACTCTTAGAGGTCACTCTGATACTATCGATAAAGTATTTCAAATTCATCATCACCTACAGCAGGCCAAGGATGTGCATAATCATGCTATGGCAGCTAGTCCTATGTTCAATACAACAATTAATGGCCAGCCTTCTAAACCAGAGGGATATGTTGCAGTAATAAATAATAGACCAACTAAGGTTGTTGATAGAGCAGAATTTAGTAGACAAAACTTTGCAGCGAGACAATAATGATCGGCTTTAAAGAATTTATATCAGAAGGTACTACGCAGAAGAAGTCTCTTCACATTTTTGACATTGACGATACATTAATGCACACTACGGCTCAGATCCATGTAAAAGATCCACAAGGTAAAGTAGTTAAGACTTTGAGTAATCAAGAGTTTAATAACCACAAACTTCCAAAAGGTCATAGCTATGACTTTGGTGAGTTTAGAAATGCTGAGAAGTTTAATAAAGAATCAAAGCCGATGCCAAATATGGTTAATCACCTAAAGAGAGTATCAGCTAATCCTCACAATCATGTTATCTTCAACACTGCACGTGCTAACTTTGATAATAAGAATAAATTCTTACATACATTTAAGAAGCATGGTATCAATATGAAGAACATCCATGTGATTAGAGCTGGTAATATAAATCAAGATACTTTACCTGCTGAGAAAAAAGCTAAAGTGATTCATGGTTATGTTGCCAAGCATAAGTATAAGGATGTTCATATGTACGATGATAGTAAAACAAACCTGCACTCCTTCTTAGGGTTGAAGGATCAGCATCCAAACACATCATTCCATGCTCACCATGTTGAGGGCGATGGAATATCAAAGACGACAAGCAGATGAAATCATTTATAAGTTTTCTATTAGAAGAAAAGGCTAAGTCCGCTGTTCTACTATTTGGTAGAATGAATCCTATCACCAGTGGTCATGAAGAGAATGTAAATGCTGCTCATGATCTTGCAACTAAACATAATGCTCAGCTTCACGTAGTAGCAAGTGGATCTCATGATGCCAAGAAGAATCCACTATCTCCAGAACAAAAACAAAAGCATCTACAACGTGCTTTTGGACATCTTGATAATACAACTATCTCTACAGCTTCTAAAGCACACCCTACTATTATGCATCATGCAGCAGAGATTGCTAAGACCGGTGCCAAGCATTTAGTGATTGCTGGTGGTAGTGATAGAGCAGAAGAGTATAAGACTTTACTCCATAAGTATAATGGAGTGAAAGGTAAGCCACATGGTGAGTATCATTTTGATTCAATTTCTGTAGCAAATACTGGTGAACGTAAAGCTGGTGTTAGTGGTACAGATATGCGTAACCATGCATCAGGTGGTAACTACGGTAAATTCAAAGCTGGTCTTCCAAGTAAGATCAAGAAGAACGAATCACACTCGAGAGAAATATACAAAGACGTTAGATCTGGAATGGGAGTTGAATAGTGGATTACAGTGAGTTAGTATCTATTAAAGATGATGAAATAGAAGGAATAAGAAACTGGCTCTGGATAACAGAGGATAGTGGAGCATGGGATGGTCCTAAATCTGACTGGGGACCACTCAAGCAAGGAATCCTTAATCATGTTAAGAAGTTTGAGGTTTGTATTCAAGCTGGTGGTAATTGTGGAATGTACCCAAGACTACTTTCTGATATGTTCAAACGAGTATATACATTCGAACCAGACCCACTTAACTTCCATTGTCTAGCTCACAATTGTCAAAAAGACAATATCTATAAGATCAATGCTGCACTCGGTGAGACTAATAAATTATTAAGTATGTATAGAAATGATATGAGAAACGTTGGTGCTCATAGAGTATCTGATAAAGGCGATACTTTTATCCCAACTTTTACGATTGACCAACTAGCACTAGAGCAGTGTGATTATATTAGTTTAGACTGTGAAGGATATGAACCAAATGTGATTGCTGGGGGAATGGATACTATTTCTCGATTTCTACCTGTAATTACGATGGAGACGGTTAGCAAAGAGATAAGTATGTTATTAGACCCTCTTGGTTATAAGAATATACAAGGACATTTCGGCCATGCCGACAAGCTGTTTGCAGTAGTGTAATTTATAAATAGTAAGTCCCGGCAGTAAGGCCTAGGTAAACCTGCGGAAGAAAACATGATTACATTTAAAGAATTCGGCGAGCAAGCCTTGCCACCACCCCCACCTCCAGCTGGAGTTGCGCCTGCGCAACCAGCTCCTCTTACTCCTGAGCAAATACAACAGCAGCAGCAACAATTGCGTGCTCAGCAGGGATTAGCTTCGTTGACTGGTAGCAGACTTGATAAAATTGTCGTTAATCCAGAAGAAAAACCAACGAAGTTTCAGACAGAACAAACTCTAATTGAACGCACTGTAAATCTTATTCAGCGTCGTAAGCGTGCTATGGCTCTAAGACGTAGAATGCCAAAGATGAAGATGAAGCGTAAGATTCTTAGAACTAGACTTGCATCGAACGAAAAGTTGAAGCAGAGAGCTATGAGAATGGCTAAACAGAATCTCAGAAGAAGGATTGCTGGTGCACGCGGTGTAAAATATAATTCGTTATCTGCTGCAGAAAAGATTAATATTGATAACCGTTTGAAGGGTCGTGAAGCTCAGATTAGAAACATGGCTCGTAGAATGATGCCAACAGTTAGAAAAGGTGAGCAGAAGAGATTGTATGCGGTTCAGACAGGTAGATCCACAAAAGGTGTATACAGTGCTGCGAGAAATATCAATTCAGAATATATTCCAATTTATAGTAATTTAATTGGTGAACAGCTTACCGTTGAAGATCTAAACAACTTCTTCTCAATGTATGAGGCCACTATTGGCCAAAACTTGAAGTCTATAGCAGGTGCTCCTTTCCGTGTAGCTGGTAACATAGCTAAGGCAGGATTGGCAGCTGGTGCTTTAGCTCATACCATGTCAACTCCCAGAGGAGCTCTTGGTTCTACGCTGATTGGCGCTGGACTTGCTGCTAAGAAACTATCAACAATAGGAAAACCTCCTGAATCAGATTCTAAGTCATCTGGTAGCACTAAAGCTCCGGAGCTATCTAAGAATCAAAAAGAACTTCAAAAGCAGGCTGTCATCCAGTCTAAACAAAAGACTGAGTTAGGAAAGATTTCAATAGCAAAAGCAAAGCAGTCTTTGAATCCAAAAGATCAACAGAAGGCTGATCAAGACAAAGCTAATGCTCTTGGTGACATCAAGAAGACTGTTAATCAGAAGATTGGTGACTTTAATAGAAAGAACAAAGGTAAGTCGCAGATAGCAACCTACACCAAAGTAGGTTCAATGCCAGCTAAGCAGACTCCTACTGCTAATACATCCTCTTCTATTATTATTCCTCAAACATACAAGACAAAGACTCCGAACGCAGCTACTACCATTGTATCTCATAGAGAATGGGATCACGGAGCATATTTACAAGAGAAGGCTAATACTGCTCTTGCTAAGAAAGCAGAAAAGTATGGAGTTACTTTTGAAGAAGTCAAAGATATTTTTGAACAAGGTCTAGCTGACTATGATGGTAGAAATAATGCCACAGCACATCAGTTTGCAATGCAGAGAGTTAACTCTCATTTAGCAGAAGCTGGACTGTGGGATAACATTCACGCTAAGCGTAAGCGTATTGCTCGTGGATCTGGTGAGAAGATGAGAAAGCCTGGTTCAGAAGGTGCTCCAACAAAACAAAACTTCATTGATGCTCAGGAAGCAGTACAACCAAAGTCACCACGTGATAAATTTAAAGATAGTTTAAAGAAACATGGGTACGATGCTGATAAAGGTGCTGACCGCTTACTTAATCTAATTGCTAAGCAGAAGAAGCAGCGTGAGGATCATGAAAAGAAGTACGGTCATCTGTATACAGAAGGTTCTGAACCTTCATTAGCAGATAAGATTGTTAATGCTGGTGCTGCAGCAAGAAAATCACTTGAATCAGCAGCAAATACTGTTGTAGCAGCCGCAGCTGATTATAGACCGTTTGATGAGAAGTCTTATCAGGATAGAGTAAAGACAAAGAAGCAAGCAACTGGTGTTAGAAAAGAGTCTGTTGATGAGAGTTTCATAGTTGATCGTGCGTCAGGTTATAGTGGAGTTTATACTGCAGCTGATTTAGGTATGAAGATACAAGGTGGGTTCCAGTTACATCCTTCTGTCATGGAAGAAGATGGTGCTGGTGATGAAGGCACAAATAAACTAACAAATAAATATAAAAAAGATACTCCAGGTGAAGCTGTTGAAGCGTTTGCAAGAATGTTACGTGCCAAAAGAAAGGCAAATAACCAATGCTAAGTTTTTTAGAGTTTATCACAGAAGCTGAGTTTCAAGGTAAGAAAGTACCTCTTAACAAGCCTATGGCTGGTGATGTTAAGAAGTCTAAAGTATTTGTTGATCCTGATGGAGATGGTAAGGCTCAGAAGGTAAACTTCGGAGATAAGAATCTTTCTATCAAGAAACATATACCTGCACGTCGCAAGAGCTTTAGAGCTCGTCATAATTGCGATACTGCATCTGATAAAACAACGCCAAGATATTGGTCATGTAAGGCATGGTAATGAGAGAACAATTAACAGAAAAGATGAAAGTTGTACTTGCTGATAGCTTTGCTTTCTATTTGAAAGCACATCAGTTTCATTGGAATGTAGAAGGTCCGGACTTTCCTCAGTACCATGAATTCCTTGGTAACCTATATGAAGAAGTCTACGGAGCAGTTGATAAGATTGCAGAAGAGATTAGAGCTCTTGGGGAATATGCTCCAGGATCATTTTCAAGATTTAAAGAATTATCAAGCATCGCCGATAGTACAGGTGCTCCATCAGCTGGAGAGATGTTTAATACGTTATCAGGTGATAATCAGATAGTGTTAGCCTCTCTAAGAGAAGCATACGAATTGGCAGAAGAATTTGATGAGATTGGACTTTCTAATTTCATACAAGATAGATATGACGCCCATAAGAAGCATGCATGGATGTTAAACTCTCTACTAAAGAGAAGACAATGAAAAAGTACGTTACACTAGAAAACAGAATTAGGGATGTTGTTCGCAAATCCAGGAAGGGTTTGTTTGAGCAGCGTAGTAAGATAGAGAAAGATCAATCAGATCAAATTGCTGCTGGCACCTATCGTACCAAGAATTTTGAAATGTGCCCAAAGGCACAGATGTTATTTGTAAACCTACCACGTGATGCTAATCCTGATTTGGCAGAGAAGATGGCTATTCTTCATGATCAGTTGTTTGGTATCAAAAAGCATACACTGGCTGCAGAACGATCAACAAGTGATGACTCGAAAGAAGCAAGTCAAATTGTTGAGAAGATTCGTATGCTAGGTGATCGGATTGGTGTTAGTGATAAACTCGGATACCTTGATGGCCACTTGGATGATATTAAATCATACGAACAATCTGACTCAGGACCAGTAGATAAGATAACACCAGAAATAATGAAGAGGTTACAAACACCCCCAACATCTCCAAATATTGGACCAAAGGATAGCGACATCGATAGCTCTAAGTTCGTCTTATCCAGAAATCTAAAAGCACAAAGAAAACTTAAAATTATCGATGCAGACTAACATTAATTAAAAAAGGAAATAAAATGAAGTCACTTTACGAATCAATCAAAAATATTATGGAAATGGGTAGTAGGGGAGCCCAAACTAGCTCTGATGATGTTGATGCTGAAGCCAGATCAAAGATGAGCGGTGCAGCTCAATCATGGCGTAGCTACTCACAGGGTAAACAAAATACTTTACCTAAGACTGTTTCGAAAGATAAGTGGAATTCTAAACATGATGTAACTCAAACAGCTCCTGTTGCAGTTCGTGATAATGGTGTTAAACCAGGTAACGAGAAGACTCCTGATTCTGATATTAAGCCTGTAGGTGACAAAGCTTCTCCAGCCTCAATACCTAAACCACGTACAACCAAAGCGCCTACTGCTGCCGCTACTACAGCTAAGAAACCTGAAACTCCAGCTGCTGCAGCTCCTACATCTAACGATGCTCCAAAGCCAGCAGCAATGGATGCTTCATCATTAGCAAAAGCTCAAGGTAAAGAAACAAGTGCAGAGCCGGATGACCGTGGAGCACGAGCAATGGCTTCGATGTCATCAAAACCAGACGCAGAACCAGATGATCGTGGAGCTCGAGCAATGGCTACACCATCGAAGAGAGCTTCAATTCTGCCTGCAGATACGATGGCTAAACAAATAGCAAGTACTCGTGATACAGTTAATAAAGCATTTGGCAATGACAATAGTGACGATGAAGAGTCCAAGCCACAAGCTGCTAAAGTAGAGACACCAAAAGCAGAAGAGCCAAAAGCTGAAACACCTAAGGCTAACGATAAAGACTACAGTACTGGTCGTCCTGCAGACAAAGAACTTGATACCAAATATGGTAAAGGTAATACAAGAACTGATACAGATGGTAGAACATATGTTCGTCAAAAAGGTGTGATGGGTGGTCCAGATACAGAGAATCGTTCATATGCTTCGGTTGGTGATTTTATCAATAAGATCAGAGGCAAAGGTAATGTTAACGGTAAAGTTACTGCAGAAGAATCTTATGTTAATAAGACCTTTGGTGTATCAAAAGATCTAGTTGCTGATATCATGGAAGTTATGAAGAAGAAAGAAGGTACTATTCCTCGTAATGATAAAGAGCAAGATCTGGCAGCACAGCATGGAGATCCAAAACGCATCACTCATGGTGATATTCTTGTTGCTCGTGGAGTAGTTAAAAGCAATAGCCCTGTTAAGATGGGTAAAAAGGCGATAGATGTTGAAGAAGAGATGTCTTCTAAGATGAAAATGAAACTTGGTCTCTACAACAAGAAAAAAACATCTGTTAAAGAGAATAAAGACACTCCAGGCAACAGCTACGAGCATCAATGTGCTATTCATGTAAAGAGTGAATCGTTTGGTGAAGGCCGTACTGTTACTACTCAACATGCTGATCCAGATCAAGATGGTCACATTGCTTGGTATGATGTCATGTTTGAACATGGTATTGAAAAGTATGTTCCAACAGCTGAACTAGAGATTCTTGTTTCCGAAATGCACATGCACTCCAAGCGTAAGAAGGCAGTTAATGAATTAAGAGATATTGAGATGGCAAGAGCTGCAGATGCTAAAATGAATGCACAGATAGCTAAAATGAGAGAAAGAGCTAGGCAGGGTCTTGGTTTCAATGTAGGTACAATCGACACTAAAACACCAGAACAAGCTGCTTTTGTTCAGGGTGACACATCAGGTGTATCTAATGCAGCCATGGCTTCTCAGTCTGAGAAGCCAGCTGCACCTGCTCCTGCAGCTAAACCAGCAGCTCCTGCAGCAACACCTGCTCCTGCACCAGCTCCAGTGGCCACTGCTAATAAGCCAATGGCTGCAGCTGTTCCAGCTCCAGCTCCAGCAGCTACTCCAGCTCCAGCTCCTGCTGGTGAGACTCCTGAAGAGAAGGCAAAGAAAGCTGCAGCAGCTAAACCGCTACAGAGATCAAATAGCTTTAGTGGTCAAGGTATGCAAGGGAGTGACTTCTAATGAAAACACTTAAACAAATACAGGAAGGGGTTGTAGCCTCTTCCGATTTTAAACTAAGTAGCAGTGGTAAACGCTACAAGGCTCATCGTAAACTCATGGGTGGTAATCCTTACGATGGTATCAAGGAAGCCATGGGATATGAGACAGAGAACAAAAAGCGTCTAAAGCAGATTGCAGCTACAGCAAAGAATGCTCAGACGAAGAGTTCAGAAACAAAACTACTTAGATTCACAGAAGCCAAAGATCCTAGAGAATATGACTACGAAGGTGACATGGCTAAGAGTCAGTTACGTTCTATCATGGCCAATGCTCAACAAGTCCATGACATGCTAAAAGATAATACCAACATGGCTGAATGGGTACAGAATAAAATTACTTTATCCGCTGACTATATTAGCACAGTGGCTGACTATATGCAGAGCGAAGTCAAGGAAGAAGTTGGTCTTGATGAAGCCCGTGGTCGTCCTAAGAAGATGTCTATTCGTAGTAATGATGATTCCGAAGATCATGAAGAGCACGGTGAGGATAACGGTATGGAAGCGGATCAACATATTCACGTCCAGTTAAAGAAAGCGTCTGATTCGGATATGAAACCATTCCATGTAACATTCAAGAATGGTAAGAAGCATCCAGTGCCTCAGCATGTTGCAAAGACTATTCTCAGTGCTACAGATAGATTGAAACCAGAGCATAGAATGAATGTCCATGATGAGATTCATAAGTCACATGAGAATCTTATGGCTGTTCACAAGATGATTACAGGAAAGTAATGGGAATTTCAGCTGCCAATATCATTATACAGGGTGATCCCGTAGTAAGAGATCCTGATGGTGAACCTGTCCGTACCATGGAAGATATACGATCCATGGCTAGGCAGCAGGCTATGAAGAAGATAAGAGTAGTTGATGAACCATTAATTGAACATAGACATTCTGCTTTTCATGCTGATATGCTACATTCTAACAAAGATAAATAACTATAACAACGTAAATCAAGGAGTACAAAAATGCCTTTATGGGGAAACACAGACGCTGCAGGAAACTCGGTAATTTCTGCTGCTGGTCAATTTAAACTAGCACCAAACACTGCTAATAGAACAGCTTTATTTGGTAATACAACAGCCGATGCATTTATTGCTGGCCAGATTGTTGGACAGTATGGTGTCGATACGACAGAGATGAGTGTTAGTGCTGGTCCAATTATCTCTGGTACTTTAACCTTCGCAGGTTCAGGATATAGTGGTAATGCAGCTGTTACATTCTCAGGAAATAACACTGGTGCCGATGCGGCTGCTAATACAACTGCTGATGCAACTGGTAGAATCACAGCATTTACAGTAACAGCTAACGGAACAGGCTACACTGCTTCTCCAATCGCTTCTATTGCTGCTCCAGCTGCGCAGACATTTGCAGGTAATACATCAGCAGTCACAGTTGGTAACTCAACAGTAAATGGTTTTATATCATTAGGTTCTAACAGAGCATTCTTTGTTAATAATGACATCGTAACTTACACTGTTGCAGCCGCTAATACAGCTATTGGTGGTCTTGCTAGCGGAACCCAATACTTTGTAATCACTGCTAACTCAACAGCAATCCAATTAGCTACTACATCTGGTGGTCCTGCTATTAACTTGACATCCGCTGCAGCAACTGCCCAAGCTGGTCACTCGATCACTGGTCAGACAGCAACAGCAGTTGTAGTTGTTGGTGGTGCAAAGAATAGAGGTGTTACACATGCTGGTTGGAATATTAGAACAGAAGGTACTGGTGGTCGTGCTGGACGTGTTCAATATGAAACATTAGTAGCTATGGGTTCAATCACTAGCGATGCATCCGATGATGCTTACTTACCAGACGCATAATAAAATATGAGTAATAGAGCCAAGAAGATCAGCGAGTTAACAACCGCTAATACTATAAACAATAGTGATTTCTTCGTCCTTGTTGCTAACGTTGCAGGTACGTTGACAACAAGGAAGTTGACTGTCAGTACGTTTAGAGATACGGTTACCTTTCCTGACTATGCTAATACAACGTATGCAGGTATCGTCAAGATTGGAAGTCAGCTTGCTATCACTGTAGATGGTGTTCTTAGTGCTAATATTAGAGCAGCTAACACATCATCATTTGGTACTATTAAAGTTGGTAGTCAACTTGCAATTGATCAGAATGGCTTCTTAGTAGCTAATATAGTAGCTGCATCAAACTCTACAGCTGGTATCATTGCTGTAGGTAATAATCTTACCATTAATGCTACTGGATATCTCAGTGCCAATGTATTTATTGCTAATACAACAGTCCTTGGTAAGGTTGGTGTTGGTGATCAGTTATCTATTAATGCTACAGGATTCCTGAGCGCAAATCTCAGATATGCCAATACAACATCAGAAGGTATTGTTAAAGTTGGCAATAACATGACTATCAATGCTAGTGGTCATTTAAGTGCTACTCTCCCGATTGCAACTTTTAACTCAGCAGGTAGTATTATAGTCGGTAATACAATGGCTATTGCAAATGGAATACTTAATGTTAATACTAACTTTGCTAACACAACAGCTCCTGGTATTATAATAGTTGGTGACCAACTTGCAATGAGTAACACCACATTCCAGCTTAGTGCAAATATTAGAACTGCTAATACAACATCAGCTGGTATTATTAAAGTAGGTAATGAGCTTACCATTAATGCTACAGGTTTCCTTAATACTGATATCGCTAATGCATCTGTTGGATCAGCAAGACAGTTAATTAGTAATGGATTTACAGTAAGTTTATCCCAAGCTAATGGTAGAGTTACTGTACCTAGTGACATATATCTTCCTGGTACAAATACACATATACAATCAATAAACAATACATCAGTTGAATTATACTCTGGTGGTGTTGTTGAGATTAAGGCAGAAGATTTAAGTGCAGCACTACACTCAAGTATTGTAGGTGTTAGAACCAATAACAGTGCTTATGTTAGTGTTAAGTCTGCGGACTTTGGAACTGTAGACTGGAAGTTTGATCGATCAGGTACTACAACCTTCCCAGCAAATACTATTGTTATTCCAAGTACTGCTACTGCTATTTCAATTGGTAATAGTACGGTTAATACAACAGTCAATACAACTTCTGTATCTACCAGATCAAATACCGGTATATCAATATCATGGTCTAATAGTACAGTAAATAACTCTGTATCTGTATCTAATACTAACTTAATAGTTACTGTTGGAGCATCACAGTGGACATTTAGAGCAAATGGTTCTATCCTGTTCCCTGATAACATGGTACAGAACACAGCATTTATGTATAGAACTACTCCTCCTTCTGCACCAGATGCAGTAGGTATCAAAGGAGAATTTGCTATCGACAATGATTACTTGTATGTCTGCGCCGGTGATGGTGCTTGGAAGAGAATATCGTACGACGCTTGGACATAACCAATATGCAATATGATGATTTGACTGAGCACAACGCTCTAATTTATGCTGCGAAACATTATGATAACCCTCACTTTTTTGATACGATTGAATTCTACGAAGATCTAAGTAGATTCAAATACTTGAAGAAGTTATTTGGAAGATATGATGAGTCGGGTGATATCAACGAACGTCTTGTTCTTAATCATCTGACAGTTATATACAATGTATTTGGTGTTGAAGCAGCCACAAGATTACTATTCCTTAAAATGAATAATTACAGCTCATACTTGAAGCCGTTTTTATTATTCTTGAGCTATTGTCCAGAAGTAGTATATAATGTTCAGGGCTCCAATATAAAGACTTCCGAAATATTAATGGATAGTAACATAGTAGATAAGCTGAGAAAAATAGATGACCAAACCAAACAATAATCAAATTCCCACGAATATTAAGAATGTCCCATCGATGACAAGAAATCCGATGGTCGATATGTTCTTGACATACCAATTCCTGAAAAGAATCAATACCCCTTTCAAAGAGTGGGATGCATACAAGCTCGGTATCATCGATAAGAATGGTAAGGTCTTAAAGAAGAAGAAAGACCTCAAAGATGATAACGAAAGAGCAGCATGGGGATACTTTGATATACTCACAACAAATTTAAAGAAGATACTAGCGAAGGTCCCATCAGGTGATACTAGATTCGCTTCTGGGGTTGCTTCTTACTTAATGATGAAAGAAAATAAGAGTGAAGCACTCCTTAACGAAGTATACTTTGAAGTTAAGTTCATGCAACTCTATGAAGAGATTGCTGGTTTGAATTCTGGAGATGCTCTCCCTACTAATAATATGGGTTCAGGTGATGTAGATGGATTTGATCCTATACTAATTAAAACACCCAAGATGTTGAGAAGAAAGAAGCCTAATGTGGTTACTTAACTTTCTACCTGGGTGGTTCTTTAGTGCAACATTCTTACTAGGCCTCGCAGGCCTAGTTTTGTCTTTCTTCCTCAAATTCCTACCTTTCTTCGGACAATATGTCCTTCCCATTAGAGTTATATTCACTCTGATACTTGTTGGATCAACCTGGATGCTTGGTGGTGCCGCTAATGAAGAGAAGTGGTTAGCAAGAGTCGCAGAGTTGGAGAAAAAGATTGCAGAGTCAGAAGTCAAGTCAGAAAAAGTTAACGTCAAGTTAGTAACAAAGATAGTTACCAAAGAAAAAGTAATCAGAGAAAAAGCAGATACTATTGTTCAGTATATTGATAGAGAAGTAGTCAAGTATGATACTAAGTGTGAGATTCCAAAAGAGTTTGTGAAAGCAGTGAATGATGCTGCAGGAGAATCAAAATGAGAGCGCTAGTATTGTTGTTACTATTAGTTGGATGTGCTCAGCCAGTTCCTGTTGCAAGAAAGTTCCCATCTGTTCCTGATATAATGAAAACAAAGTGTGTTCAGTTAAACCAGTTACCAGAAGATACAAAGCTAAGTGATGTTGCTAGGAATGTTAGTAGCAACTACGCACTCTATCATGAGTGTTCGCTAAAAGTTGAGTCATGGGTTGAATGGTATGATGAACAAAAGAAAATATTTGAAAGTGTAAAATAACCAATTTAAGCGCAAACAAATAATATGATCAAGATTAAAATTTTATCTTCTGAACTAACATTAAGTAATAATGGTGGATCAACTGTCAATAATGCAACAGTTGTTAGAGTGCTTCACGTTGGGGGTGGAGGTTTACATCACCTACTCACTATAACTGATTCGTCTAATGCAACTATTGGTACAATGACTATTGCTCCTGGCGTTCCAGAATACATAGA